ATGACAATGACAATGACAATGACAATGATTATTTAAAAAGGAATATCGAAAAAAAATTCGACTTCGATTCCTTCTGGAATCTTTACGACAAAAAAGTCGATTTGAAAAAATGTCGACAGAAGTTCGACAAACTTTCAAAGGCGCAAATAAACAAAATTGAAATACATTTGTCAAAATACGTCGCCAGCGAACCAGATAAACAATTTCGAAAAAATCCGTTGACGTACCTTTTTGGCGAATGCTGGAACGATCAGATAATTCACAAAACAAAAAACCATGACGACAATTCAAATAAACAACAGACTAGAAGTTCAACAGTTGACAACTGGTCGGCTTTTGCAAAGGGAAGAAATTAGTCACGCGCTATCGACTTCAGATCGACAGATCATCGAAGCCGCAAGCGTTTCTTCGATGCTCATGAACATCGAAGAAGCGGACTATCTTGAAGCAATTCGTCCGACGCTGGCGCGAATTGGCTTTCTTGCTGGAATAAAAACGCCGCCGACAGAAGCAGAATTTCAACTTCTGGCGAACTTTCTTCGTAAACATTTTCGAACGACAACTGTCGCGGAAATCGAAATCGCGATAGAATTGAACATGATCGGGCAACTTGGCGAACGAATCGAACATTTTCACAAATTGAACGCCGACTTCGTTTCAGCCGTTTTAACGAACTTTAAATATAAAAGAAAGATAGAGGCTTTCAAATCTATGAAAGTCGCGCAAAACTCACTAAAAGAAGAAACAACGCTAAAAATGACAGATCAACAAGCGTTCGAAACGCTTTCAAAGATATTCGAAGAAACTGGCGCGCCGCCGATAGCGTTTTGCTGGTCAAAGGCTTACAACTATTATATTTCTATCGGACTAGAAGTCAGAACAATAGAAGAAAGAAACAAGTTTAAAGAAGAAATTCAAAAAAAAATCGATCAAAGACGAACTCTTGAAATGCTGGCGGCTCAAACGAAATTGCAGCGACTTGATGTCGAAAGGTCGTTCACAGTTGACACACTAAAAACGGAATGTCAAAAAGTTTCGTTGATAAATTACTTTAAAAATAAATAAAAAAAAGCGCCGACGATCACGACAACGCCGACGCTAACTCACAACGTCGCAAAGAAACAAAAAAAACAAACAACAAAATGAAAAACAAAATCAACTTAAACAAGTTACACGCCAGATCAATTTTTGTCGTCGTATTCCTTCAGTCTTTTATTTTCTTCGCGACAATTGGCGCGAAATACTTCAGCGCGTTTTTTGCTGAAATAACAATCGCGCAATTTTTTGCGCCGTCAATTATTTACGTTGTATCAATTTTATTAATTGTTTTTTATGCAATTATGCGCGCGATAGTTATCGCGATAAAAAACAGATTCTGAAAATGACGACAACTTCACAACAAAAAGAATTGATCGCTTTTCGCGACTTGATCAAGAACGCGTCTTGCGAAATAAACGAATACGACAGCCGTCGCGTTCAAAATTTGACGCGCGAATATTTCGGCGAAATTCCGTCGGACTTAGATTCGGCGACGCTTAAAAATGTCTTGCTAGAAATAAACGCTTGTCGCGACGCTATTGTCTTCGCAGAAAAAAAGACTTTTTTGCAAGCATGGAACGAATGTCAATATTTTGGATGGCTCGCTTACTTGATAGACGAAGTTTTTTACTATGAAAAGGCACAAGAAATTCACACAAAAATAAAAGAAGAAAAAGAAATCTTCGTCAAAGATTACGCGCGTCTATATGATATCGGATCAGATAAATCCTATTCGAATATTTTATTAATTAATAAAATCGCAATAAGCGGCGAAAACGCGCGCGAATATATTGAAGAAAAAGTCAAAGCAAACGTTTCGGCAATAAAAAAACACGTCGATCCGCGCGAACTTATTGGCGCGATGCTTCTATTTACAATTGAACCAATGACGACGCGATGACAAAATCAAAGTACGGAAATATAAAGACGGACGCTTTCGGAAAGAAATTCGATTCGAAGAAAGAAGCGCGTCGATACGGCGAACTTTTACTTCTTTTGAAGGCTGGCGAAATTTCAGAACTGGAAATGCAAAAGCGATTCGAAATGTCGCTTCTTAGCGAAGAATTTAAGTTCGAAAAGTTCTTCGCATACGTCGCCGACTTTACCTATAAAGACAAAGACGGAACGTTTGTCGTCGAAGACGTCAAGTCGGAAATCACGCGAAAGAATCCAGTTTATAGATTGAAAAAAAAGGCTTTAAAAATAGTTTACGGAATCACTATAAAAGAAACATAAAAAACAAACCGTCAAGAAATGAAAAAAAATAAATCGATCGAAGTTTTGGAAGAAATTAAATTCTTCGCGACAATTGTCGACGTCGATAAATTGCAACTGTCGGACAAAAATCCGCGAACGATAAAAGACGACGCGTTCAAAAGACTTGTCGCGTCACTTGTCGCGAATCCGATTCTTTTGCAAGTTTTGCCGATTATCTATGAAGAAGACTTCGTCGTCATTGGCGGAAATCAACGCGTCAGAGCGATTCGCGAAATAGGCTGGAACAAAGTTCCAGCGATCGACGCTTCGCTTCTTACGGACGCGCAAAAAAAGTCTTTAGTCTTATTACATAATTCGCATTTTGGCGAATGGGAATACGAAAAACTAATTCTGTCGTATGACTTCGAAGAACTTGAAGCGGCTGGAATCGACATTCCGACGAAACTTTTTGAAGGCGACGAAGAAGAACCAGAAAACAAGGGCGCGTTAAATCTGACGATTGTTTGCGAATCGAAAAAGCAGCGCGAAGAACTAATCGTCGAACTTGAATTGCGCGGACTAAAAATAAAATAAAAAGAAATATTCAATAGACAAAAGTTGTCAATACAAATGTTGTCAATACAACTGTTGTCGTAAAATTAAAAAAGTAGAACTATGGCTAGACTGGTCAAACAGAAGAACGGCGGAACGTTGCGCGTTCTGGAAAAAGGCGACAAACTGAACGGAAGCGGACGTCAGAAAAAAATGATATCAGAAATCGTTCAACAAGGGTACAATAAAAGACAGATAGAAGAAGTCTATCTTCTTATGATGACATTCACGGTCGATCAACTGAAGACGGTTTTCAACAATCCGAAAGCGACGATACTTGAAAAAATCGTTTGCGCCGCGTTGTCGAAGTCTGTCGGACGCGGAACGCTGGAACAAGTTGAAATCATGCTGTCGCGCGTTTATCATAAACCGTTGACGACGATTGCTGGAAAGGACGGCGAATCGTTAATGATCGCGCCGATTATTAACGTGGTAAATATAGAAGCAGCGAAAGCGCTGAATAAGATTTCGAAGACATGACGTTCGTCGCGATGAATATGACGTGCGAACAAATTGAACGCGCGTCGTCGCTTTATTCTTTCGGCGCGCTGAAGAATAGCGTCACCAACGGCGAAGGAAATGTCGTCGGCGCGCTTGGTGAAATTGCGGTCTTCGATTATTTCAGTAAACGCGCAAAGGTTGTCTTCGATTCGACGCGAGACTTCGATATGATCATCAACGGATTTAAAGTCGACGTCAAAACATCGCGATCGAATTTCGATCCGCTGTCGTCTTATCATTTCCTTTTCTTCGATGTTAACACGACGCAAAATTGCGACTTCTATTTCTTTGTTCATTACAACGTCACGACAAACGTCGCGTACTTAGTTGGATATTTGAAGCCGTCGCGCTTTTATGAACTGGCGACTTTTCATCGCAAAGGCGAAAAAAAACACACGGTCGGCAATTTTTTAGAAGACACGTTTTCCGTTTGCTATGACAAACTAAATCAATTCAAAAAATGAATACGACGTCCGTCTTTTCAAAGAACGCCGTCGCGTTTGCTGAAGGTAACAGATACATAATAAATCAAGGCGGAACAAGTTCGTCGAAGACGTATTCGATTCTTCAATTGCTTTATTACATCGCGTCAACGAACGACGAACTTTTGATCAGCGTCGTCGCCGAATCTTTGCCGCATTTGAAGCGCGGCGCGATGCGCGACTTCTTCAATATCTTGAACGCTGAAGGAATCTATCGCGAAGACTGTCACAATAAAACAGACTATACTTATAAGTTCGGAAAGTCGACGATTGAATTTTTCAGCGCCGACGCCGAAAGCAAAGTTCGCGGCGCGCGTCGCGACATTCTATTCGTCAACGAATGCAACAACGTCCGCGCCGAGACAGTCGATCAGTTGTTGATCAGAACAAAACTTGCGGCGTTCTTTGACTTCAATCCAGTCGCTGAATTTTTTATTCATACGGACTATTTGCAAGACGCGGAACGAATGAAGAAAGGCGTCTTCATCAAGTCGACTTTTCTTGATAACGACGAACTAGACGCCAGAATCAAAGAAGAAATCTTGTCGCGGAAATCGAATCCGCGTTTCGCGAATTGGTGGAAAGTTTACGGCGAAGGCGAAGTCGGAACGCTTGAAGGTTTAATTTTTACGCGAATCGAAGTCGTTGACGAAATGCCAGAAACAGAACTTCGCGCTATCGGTCTTGACTTTGGATTTACAAATGATCCGTCCGCGATCATGGACGTACGCGAACATGACGGCGCGCTTTGGATCGACGAAATACTTTTTCGAACTGGCATGACGAACGCCGATATATTCGGAACGATCCGCGCTTTGAATTTGCCGTCGCGCGTGAAAGTCGTCGCGGATTCTTCAGAAGCGAAGTCGATCAAAGAACTTGAAGATCGCGGCTTGAACATCGTCGGCGCTATCAAAGGCGCTGGATCGGTCAACGCTGGTATTGATATCATGCAGCAATTTGCAAGAATTTGTATCACGCGCCGAAGTATTAACGCAATAAAAGAATTTCGCGGTTATCTTTGGGAAATCGATAAATCTGGAAAGTCGACAAACAATCCGATCGACATATTAAATCACTCTATCGACGCCGTAAGATACGCGGCAACGTTCCGCCGTCTGTCGGCTGCAAAGAAGTTGAAAGGCGCGCGATTTAATTTCTGAAAACTGTCGAAAAGAATTTCGAGAAATCAAAGAAAGCGTTTGTTTTTTTTTCATATTTGAGCAAATAAAAAAACATGAAAACAAAATTCTTCAAAACTTTACTTGTTGCGACAGTTGTCGCGCTTGCTTCGTTTACTTCGGACGCGCAAATTCAATACGATCCGCCGTCTGGCGCTGGTCGCGTATTTCAGTCGCTTGAATTGCCGAATACGAAGCCGCTGAAATTCGCTTCGTCTGACTTAATGTTTGTCGTAAGTCAGAAAACATACTATCAATGGATAGATAACGGCTGGACTTATGCAATGATGCAAGTCGGAAAAGACGGCGCAACTGGCGCGACTGGTGCGACTGGCGGAACTGGTGCGACTGGTTCAACTGGTGCAACTGGTGGAACTGGTGGAACTGGTGCAACTGGTGCAAATGGTGCAAATGGTGCGACTGGTTCAACTGGCGCAACTGGTGCGAAAGGTGCTGACGGCGTTTGTCCGCCTTGTTCGAACGGTTCTGTTAACATCGGCGGCGTTCGTTGGGTTGTGACATGGTTGGAACTTGTCGCGGCGTTAAACGATCTGAATGTTCGTTCAATTCATATCGCGCAAAACTTGACGGCGACTTCGAAAATTCAAATTAACGCGCTGCGAAATTCAATCGTCGAAATCGAAGGTCACGGATTTGACATAAACGTTCCAGCAAACATCGACACGGCTTTCGCGCGAACTTATGCTTCTTTGACTGACGCCAGCAAGGGTATCGATTTACAATTGCGATTCTCAAACGTTTCCTTCAAAGGAAAAGACAACGTCGCCGTTTCTGTTTCGTCGAATTACGGCGCGAAGTTCGAAGGCTGTCGATTTTATGATTTTAAAACAGCGATCGATTTACGTTGGTCAATGGCGACGATAATTGATCAATGTTTTTTCTGGGAAAATTATATCGGAATAAACGTCGATTATGACAGATTTATAAACGGTTCAAATTCGGCGTCGCAATCAAATCACTCTATCATTACGAATTGCAAATTCAGAAATTCAGACGGCGACTTCGCGAACATTAAAGTCGTCGCGGCTTCTGGAATATGGATCGTTCACAATATTTTTGAAGGCGTTGAACTTGGCGGCGACTATGACATTCACTTCGACGATCAAAGTTCGACTGTCGTTAAAGAAGTTTATATCTATGGAAATCACGTCGAACATCGTCCGAAAATTGCTTCGACTTATATTCGATTGAAAGACGGAAACGCGACAGTCGGCGCGATTTATAGTCAATACGATTGTACGTTGATAAAATTCGAAAGTTCTGGATATGCAAAACTTTTCGTCGAAAATATTCCATATTTGAAAACTGGAACAAAATTTGAAAACGTGAATAGTTCTGGACGCTGGAACTTCAGCGCAATGCCAGCGACTTTCACAATCACAGACGCGACATTCTGGAACGGAACGCCGCCGATAAATACTTCAATTAATAGTTATCAAACCAACGGTCAAAGCAACTATTTGCAAGGCGTACAAATCAAATAAACATGAAACAAAATAAAATTGAAATTTCTTTAGAAAGAAACGATCACGACGCGACGCAGTTTCTTGTCTATGACGCGCAATCAAATCGCGTCAAGTTTCGTTCGTTAATGTACACACGTCGAGCAAATGCGATTCGCGGCGCGAAGCGTTACGCTAAGACTAACAACTTTAAAATTTCGCGCTGGTTGTTATGACGCCAAAAGACAGACTTGACATTTGTCACGCTTGTTCGCACTACAAGAAATCGACTGGCAGTTGCGGAAAGTTGATCGTCGGTGAAACGATTGATCACAACGGAAAGAAAGTCCGTCTTTGCGGTTGCGTCATGTATTTCAAGACGCAAATGAAGACGGCTTCTTGTCCGCTTAGATTCTGGAATAAAAACTTTCTTTATAGAAAACAATCACAATTAAAAAAAGTATGACGTCATTAACGATCAACGGAATAAATTACGACAATATCGCGACGCGCTGGTCTGAATTGACGCTTCGACAATATTGTCAACTGACAGCCAACAAAGAAGAAATCGCGAAGGCTGACAACTTCAGTCACGCGCGTATGATTTCAATATTGACTGGAATAGATTACGATGCGCTCATGAATACAGATTGTTCACAGTTCGCCGAAAACGTTTTGCCAGCGATAGACTTCATCGAACAAGATATCGACGTATTTTCTTTGAAGCGCAAAACCGAAATAAAAATAGGCGCGACAGTTGTCAAGACAATCGTCGAACCGAAAAGCGAAAGACTTGGTCAAAAATTATACATCGAACAATTAGTCGAAAAATCAATAAAAGAAAAAACGAATCTTTGTGACATCGTTGCGAAAGTTGTCGCGTGCTATTACGCGCCAATTATCAACGACGACGAAGTCTGGAAAGAAAAAAAAGTCGACGAATTGACTGACATCATTAACGATTCATTGTTGATCGATGTCTTTCCAGAAGCAAATTTTTTTTTGACTGGTTGTATCGAGTACAAGAAATAGAACGAACGACGATCACGTCAACGAATACAAGTGAAGAAGTGGAGGCTGGAATAGAGGCGTTCAAAGTGTTTAAACAGTTTAATGTTCTTTATGCAATTGCAAAGACTTACATCATAACGCCAGCGCAAGCGTTCGAAATGGACTACGCGACGGCGTTGATTACGCTTCAGCGATTATCATACGAATCAAAGTTTCAAAAGAAGTTGTCTAAAATAATAGAAGCAAAACATAAATTGAAAAAATGAAAAGAGAAATTGACAAAATGCTTCGCGAAGTAGCGATTGCGACAACTGGCGTCGAATCATTCGGACGCGGCGCGAACTGGGCTGACAATATTTCGGACGAAGATAAATTTCCGCGCGTCTGGATTCACGACATACGTCCGAATGACGAAATCAATTTTCATGTTCTCACGACGAAATATATTATCGTCGGCGAATTGTGTTCGTTAATTGATTTTGATCAAGACAGCGACGGAACTATTTTCGAAGAAACGCTTGCAGCGTTAACGCCAGTTTATCAACGCTTCATCACTAATCTAAGCAAAGACGCGCGAAACAAAGGAATCAAAAGTATTCGTCGCGTTGAATTAATTCACAAACGCGACGCGAATCTTGCTGGCTTTGCTTTTTCTTTTCAGATAGAGATAAAAGAAATACCAGCGCAACAATGTCTTTGACAATTGGAAAACTTGAAAAGTTCGGCGAAAATGTCATCGCGGAAATCATTACGGCAATGCTGGAAAATGACGCCGTCGCGACTGGCGAAACATTGCGATCGCTTTCAAGTTTTACGACATTTAACGCAAGCGAAGAACGCGTCACTATTGTAGGCGGCGACGCTTTTGCATTGAACAAGCGCGGCGAAACTTTTTTAGAAGACGGACGCGGCGTCGGAAAAATGCCGCCTTATCAACAGATTGCGAACTGGGCAATCGCGCGACAAATAATCACAGACGAAGAAAGCGGCAAATCAATAATTTTCGCAATACGAAACAAGATCGCGAAAGAAGGAACGCGAATCTGGCGTCGCGAAGACGACTTCAGAAATATAGCGAAAGAAATAATCACAGAAAAAAGAATCGAAGACTTGATCGCGGAACTTTCCGATTCAATATTCTTCGAAGTTTCTTCAGAAATTTATAAAATAAACCAATGATCACAATAACGAAGCGCCCAGAAAGATATCATAAACTTTACACGGACAAATTAAGTCGCTGGCAATGTTCGCGACATCCGTTTTTATTTGAATTTACACGTCGCGACATCACGATAATTCAAGTCAACGACATCGGAGGCTTGACAGAACTTGTCGTCGCGTCTTATGACAGCGCGTCGGCTGGTGAAGTAGAGGTCGGAACGCAATTATATTTCAGCGGATACGGTCGCGCGATTACGGTGACAGCAATAACGCAAAGCGGAACGCCGAATTTCGCTTTCATGACTGACGCGCCAATTGTCGCGAATATCTTGAACGGCTTCGCGAATATATTGTCGCGAAAAAATTACTATATTGAAGTGCAATTCGTCGGACAAACGCCAACGACGCGCGCTGTTGACGTCGATTTCGGTTCTGTTAGAGTAACGCCCGACAAGTACGGAATTGCGCGCCTAGACGTTCAAGCGTTCTTGAACGGATATGTTTCGAAAGACAATCTTTCGACGTATGACGCGCAAGTCTTTTTCGACGTCGCGCCGTTCGGTTTTCTTACAATAAAATACGCGGAACGCTGGCGCGAATATTCGCCAGACTTGATCGACGATCAACGTCTTTACGGATTCATTGACGCGACAAAAAAACTTCTTGACGATTACGGTCAAAACTTATGCGATCATCTTCTTTTCGATCTTGATCCGTTAAACTATCCGTCGATAATTGATCAACGCGCGAAATTCCTTTGCGACTTTGTTTCGCCGACTTACTTCGTCGGCTTTCCTTTTTCGCTTTCGTACATTCTGACGGCTGAAGGAAATCGCGGTCTTTCAATCAACGAAGACTGGTTCGCTAATTCTGGCGCGTCGACTGGCGGCGGCAACTTATTGATTTCCGATCAGTATATTTCTGACGGCGTTTATCGTCTTTCATTGCTGGATCAACTTTCTGGCGCGCCTTATGTCGGAACGGATCGAGTCGAATTGTACTTGGAAATCGGAAACGTCTATCAAGATAGATACTGGGTTGACGGATATACTGTCGACGAATATACGGTCAACATTCCGCCTTCTTCGACAGCGTACAACGAACAACGCGCGACAGAAATAAAAAATATTAAAATCGTTCAGCCATGTAGCGAAGGCGTTGTCTTTCTTTGCTGGCGAAATTCGAAGGGCGGTTGGTCGTATTGGTTATTTGAAAACAAAAGCGAAATCGAAATTCTTTCTTCGCAAGAAGCAAGTTATCAAAGCGAAGGCGACGACTTAGAAGTCGCAAGTCGACGAACGACGTATCTTCAAGCGAACCAGAAGACGACTATTTCTTTGGGCGGCGTTGTTGACATTGACGACTTCGAAGGAATTAAAACGATTTATCAGTCGCCGAATGTTTTGATGTTAGTCGATAAAACAAAACTTGCGACAGAAACTTCGCGCGCTTGGCTTGCTGTTCGCCCTATTCCGAAATCGTTGAAACATTTTTCGAATGCTGAAAAAGTGGAATTTGAAATCGAAATCGAAACGCCGTCGCTTTACACAATTCAAAACTAATGAACGAAAAACTATTCATAAACGAACAAAGAATCGAACTTGATAACGAAACAAAAATCGCGATCAATTTTCAAGTCAACGATATCGCGGAATTGCAAGATCGACAAGCGAATTATTCGCAATCGTTTACAGTTCCGCAAAGCGACGCGAATCGTTTGGCGTTTTCTTATTCAGAAAAAGCGTTTAGTATTTCACTTATTCCGTATCGCAAAGCGACGGCGAAAATTATCGTCAGCGGCGTCGAAGTTGTGAACGACGGCTTCGCAATCATTGAAGAAGCCGACGACAAATATCGTTTAACTGTTTACTCTGGATTGACGGATTTCTTTGCGAAGATTGACGCGCTGTCATTGGCTGACTTGGACTTGACGACAGTAGGCGTCGCGGATTCTGTTTCGTTTAATTTCGGCGGTCTCATTGATCTTTGGAATGCTGGCGCGACTGACAATTTAATTTTACCGTTATATCAAAACGGATTTATCGACGACAATTCGCGCGAAATAGATTTGACAAAATATTTTCGTCCGTCGCTTTCTTTTCGCGCAATCATTGAAGCAATCTTCAAAGTCGGCGACTATACGTTTGACGGCGAAATTTTTTCAGACTTACGTTTTGAAAGATTATTTTTGCCGATCGTCGCGGACAAATTTAAGTATTCGAAAAAGTTTATCGCTTGCAATGGTCACGGAAAAATGACGTTAACGACTGAATGTTTGACGAATCGTTTTTCTATTCCAATCGCGCCAATTGTTAAACAAGATTTTTTTTATCAGCCGCCAATTTATCCGCAAGCGTCAATGCCGTTTTATCAAACGCAGACTGGACTACCAGCGCCAGCAAACGTTTCTTTCAACTTAGGAATTGAAAAGCCGCCGACGGATTGTCCGAATAATTGGTCAATGTTTAATTTCGCTTACTTAGATACATATCCAGCGATAAATAACTATTGGCAAATGCAAGGAATTTCGCCGTCGAATTTGACGCAAGACGCCGCGACAGTTTTCAAAGCGTTAACGGCTGGCAAATACAAAATAAAAATCAAAGGAAAGTATTTCGTTCGAACTGTTGGCGACGTTGGCGCTTACGTTCTTATTGACAGCGTCGCGCTTCGCTTCTTGCGAATTAATGGAACGATAACGCCAGCATTCAAAACATTGACGCCGACTGGCGAAGCGTGGGACAACGCGACGACATACAGCATCGCGGACGTTTATGTTTACGAGGGATTAGCTTTGTATCGAAAAATAAATTCGACGCCGTCGATTAATCAATTGCCGTCAATTCATCCGTTGATTTGGCAACGTGAAAACAGATACGAAGCGAACGTTTACGAAGAAATAAATTTTCTTTATGAAGTTGAAACGCGACTATACAAAAACGAAGTCGTTCGCGTACAAGACGAAACGTCTTTTAATCTTGGTCTTGTTGGAAACATTGTTGTCGAAAGCGGCTTCGTCGCTGGAACTGTTTTCGAAGCGACACTTCTTTCTGACGGAATAAATTACGGACTTGACGCAACGCTGTCGACGTATGATCATGGCGAAATCGAAATCGCTGAAAATTTGCCGTCAATGACTTTAAAAAACTTTTTGAAAACATTCGCTCAAATGTTCGGTTTAATTCTTTTACCAGACGCGCTATCGAAAAACATTCGCTTCATTCAGTTCAAGAAGATCGTCGAAAACATTGCGATCGCGCGCGACTGGTCTTCGAAGGTCGCGACAGTCGGCGCGCTTATTAAGTTTAGAGTTGGCAGTTACGGACAAAATAATTCTTTGCAATATGCTGTCGACGAAAATGTTTTGTCTGGTATCGGCGACGCTTCGTTTTCAATAGACGACGAAACAATTCAACAAAATGTCGTCGCAATATCTTTGCCTTTCGCAGCAAGCGAAACAACGCTTTCAGCGAACGGATTGTCGATGTCAAGTATATTGTTTCAAGACTTTGACGAAAAGGTTCTGAAGCCGTCGCCGCGCGTTTTTTACGCGTATAAAACAACGCCGACAGATAGCGAAGTTTTTTCAATTGTCGATTACAATACGTTGACAATTCCGACGATCGTTCATTCAGAAAGCGCGACAGATTATTTCAAAACGTATTTCATTGACAGCGGAGAAATCAACGGTCTGGGTTTTGGTTCGACGTTAATGTCGGAAAATTACACAGAACTAATTGAAGCGCTTGACAAAGCGAAATTGATTACGATTGAATTAAACTTGACAGCGTCGGACGTTGCGAACTTCGACTTCAGCGTTCCGATTTACTTGCGACAGTTGGCGTCTTATTTTTATGTCAACAAGATTCAAAACTGGATCGAAGGAAAACAAACAAAAGTCGAACTTCTTAGAATAAATTAATCATGCCAGAAAATAAAAATATCATTCTTGATGTATCGTTGAATCGCTCAAAAATCGCGAAAGACATAATCGACACACAAAAAGAAATCGACAAGTTGTCGGCGACAATTGCCGCGACAAACGAAAAAATAAAAAATTCGACTGACGAAAAACAAACAAACAAGTTAAGAAAAGAACTTGTTTTGTTAAATTCCGATATGCGACAATTGGTTTCGACAGAAAAAAATCACAATAAACAAATCGACTTAATAAATAAAGCGAACGTCGCGAATGCTGGTTCTTACGAACAACTTTTGCGCGTTCAACAAATCGCGCAAGCAAAACTAAAATTATTAGAAGGAACAATTCAACGCAACGCCGACGGTACTTTTACACTTTCTGAAGCGTACAAAGCGCAAGCGGAAAAAGTAAAAGAAGCGAAAGACGCGATTCTTTTATTTGACAAAGGAATAAGCGACGGACGAACTAACGTCGGAAACTATTCGAAAAGTATTGTCGACGCTTCGAAAGAATTAGGTTTATTCGGCGGCGCTTTTGGTCAAATTAGACAAGTAGTTCAAGGCTTCAAGTCTGTCGGCAGCGTTATTAGTCAAACGACGGAAGGAATTTCAAACAGCGTCGACAATGCTGCGACGTCTGTCGCAAATTATTTTTCAGTTAGTGAAGGCGGCGCGTCGTCGGCTGGAACGTTTACGTCTTCAGTTGACGTCATGACGGACGCTGTCGGCGAAACATCGGAAGCGCTGGACGCTGGCGGAAAGGCGCAACAAAGTTTCGGCGTCAAAGGCGCGAACGCATGGAAAGCGATTCGCGTCGCATTCATATCGTCTGGAATTGGTGCGATTATTTTAGTTGTTGTCGCTGCAATTGGTGCGCTAGTCGCTTATTTTTCTAAGTCAGAAGAAGGCGCGGAAAAACTTGAACAAGCGTTCGCTGGAATTGGCGCGGTCGTTGACGTCATAATCGGAACGCTTGTTAAACTTGGCGGATTTATTGTCGAAATATTTACCAATTTTGACGAAGCAATCAAAAAAATATCGTTCAAAAATCTTGCGAACTTCTTCAGCGAAACAGTTGATCAAGCGAAGACAGCCGCAAACGCCGCCGTCGAACTGAAAAAGCGCGAACAAGAACTAGACGACGTTCGTCGAAATGCAATTTTGACAAACGTAAAACTAAGAATCGAAGCGGATCGTCTTCGTAAAGTTGAATCAGATAAAACAAAAACAACAGCGGAAAGATTAGAGGCTTCAAAGCAAGCAAGCGAACTTGAAAAAAAAATATTAGAAAAAAATATTCAAATTGCAAAAGAAGAATTTGCAATCATTGAAGGAAAAAATAAATTACTGAAAGAAAATGGTCAATTGCGTGACGAAGACTTAGAAAAAGCGATCAATGCTGAAGCCAGTCTTTTACAACTTTCTGAAGAACTAAAAAACAAAGACGAAACAGATCGTTCCGACAGATCGAAACTTGAAAAGAAAGATCAACAAGACGCAATCAATTCACAAATCGCACTATTAAACAACGAACTAAAATTTCTAGAAAAGCGCGGCGAAGCGACTATCACTTTGCAAAAGCAAATCGCAGCGAAAGAACGCGCCGCGTCATTGCTGGCGTCTGACTTAGGCGCTGGCGAAAAATTAAAAATCGAAAGCGACTATAAACTTAAATTGTTGGAAATCGACGAAGAATTTGCAAAGCAGAGAGAAGAACGTTTGCAGCAAGCGGAAGATTTGAGAATTTCTAGAATTGTCGACGGCGCGACGCGTGAAATTGCGATCGAAGTCGCTACGACGCGCGGAAAACTTGATGCGATAAAAGGAAATTCGACAGAAGAAATCGCGCTTCGTGAAGCGATCGCGCAAGAAAGCGCGCTAAAAATAGCAGACATTCAAAAGAAGTACGCCGAAAAAAGTGCGAAAGAAAATTTAGACGTAATAAAACAGAACGCCGCAATTTTGAAAGCGGATCAAGACGCGAAAGTTCTGGAAGAAGAAAACGCGCTGCGACTTTCGCTTTCAAATAAAGAAATCACAGAACAAGAATTTCAACAAAGATCGTTCGCATTAAAAGAAGCGGCAATCGAACAAGAACTAAATCTTCAACTACAAGCGCAAGGCGCGCGCCAGTTGAACGATCAAAAGTTTTACAACGAAAGCGAACAAGCGCTTTTCGATCAACTTGAAAATCAAAAAATCACAAAAGCAGAATACAACGCCGCAATTGAAGTTTTGAATAAAGAATTTTCAGATCGCGAAAATTTAACAGAAGCAGAAACGCAAGCGCAAATCAACGGAACTTTAAAAGCGTTACAACAGCAACGAACTGAAGCGCAAGTTTCAGCCAATCAAACGCGCGTCGCTGATTCAGAAAAGACAGCGGAACTTCAAAGACAAGCGGCAGAAGTTGAAACGCAAAGTTTGCAAGACGTTCTTTCTTTTATTTCTGAAAGTTTAGGCAAAGACGAAGCAGCAAGAAAGAAAAACGCCGTCGCTTTGAAAGCGCTGGCAATCGGCGAAGTCTTGATCAACTTGAGTAAAGAACTTTCGGCAATCGCTTTGTATGCGGCGCAAAATCCAGCGAACGGCGTAACGTTTGGCTTGGCTGGAACGGGTGTATTTGCAGCGCAAAGCATCGCCGCTGGGATTCGCGCTGGTTTATCTATCGCAAAAATAAGTTCGCAGAAATTCGCTGAAGGCGGATTGACTGTCGGCGGCGGAAAAACGGATTCGTTGACAAACGTTTTGTCGCGACATTCGCCGTCGAACGTTGGTTCGTTTTCTGGCGGAGGATTATTTTCTTCGCCGTCGATCGGTTTAATCGGCGAACAAGGTGCGGAACTTGTTGTCAGAAATAAAGTCTTGCAGCAAGAACCAGAGTTTTTCAATATGATTGAACGCTGGAATCGTAGCGGCGTTCGTCCGTTCGCTGACGGCGGATTCACGTCTTCGAAACTTTCTTCGCCTTTGTTCGATAGCGATCAATTAATTGAAAACATCGCGCGCGCTGTCGCGAACACGCCAGCGCCAATAGTAACGATTGAAGATTTTAACATCGCGCAAAATAGGGTTAACGTAATAGAAGCAAATGCAAATATTTGATCTAATTAAAGAACTTAAGGAAGAAGGACTTCTGATAAACATGGTTCGTTGCGGTTTAATAGGCGCGAAAGCGTCGACGTATTATGACATCGTCGAAGCGTACGAAGAAAAAATAAAACGGTCGCCGTCTTCGTCAAAGACAATGATTTGCTTTGATGTCGCGAATATGTTTAAAGTCGAAGTCACGACAGTCTATCGCGCGCGAAAACTAATGAAATCGGATTTGCAAAGTCGAGCAAATAAAACGAACGACGATTGATTTAAGTTTGTCGTAATGAAACAAGGTCACGTTTATTTGTACGGCGAAATCATGCCGTTTCACGGAACGGACGCCGAAAATTACGGCGTCGTAAGTTTATCGACGGTTAAAAATCAAATCGAAAAACTTGACGAAGACGTCGAAGAAATCGTTTTGCATATCAACAGCGTCGGCGGCGCGCTTTACGAAGCGTACGCGATTTTTGATTTCTTGTCAAGCGTTGGAAAGCCGTTCATCGCAAAAGCAGAAGGAACGGTCGCAAGCGCGGCAACTGTTATTTTCATGATCGCGAAAGTTCGCGAAATAACAAAGAACACAATCTTTTTAATTCATCCGCCTTCAAATGGCGCGTATGGAACGGCGGACGAAATTGAAAAAAGCGCGGACGATTTAAGAAACGACGAAAATAAACTTGCTGAATTTTACGCGAAATATACTGGCGGCGACAAAACGGCGCTTCTGGATATCATGAAGCAAGACAAAGCGCTTGACGTTGACGTCGCTTTAGAATTAAATTTCGCGACAGTTGTCGTTGATCCAGTTCAAGCAAAAAAACTTTATCAAATAAAACAATTCGAAAATATCGAAAACATGAAAAAAAATATTATCACAGCGGCGACAGTAGTCGCAAACGCTTTCAAAGAATTGAAGCGACTAGGTATTGACGTGAAAACGTCACCTTCAGCAATGTTAGTTAAAACTGACGACGGTACTGAATTAAACATCGAAAGCGAAGGCGACAAAATCGCAATCGGCGACAAGGTAACAGCGGCGGACGGAACTGAAGTCGCAGACGGAAACTATACGCTTGAAGACGGAATGATGATTGTCGTGACTTCTGGCGCTATTTCTGAAGTTACAGAAGCGTCTATCGAAGACGAAGCAACGAAAAACAAACGCGAAAACGATGAAATGAAAGCAACGATCGCAGCGCTTGAAACGAAAGTCGCTTCGCTTGAATCCGCAACGACAGAGCGCGACGAATTAGCGGCGACGCTTGCTGACGTTACAAATCACTTGAAGACTTTAAAAGTGGCTTATAAGCCTATCGGAAAAAGTTCTTCATTCAATAAGCAAACGCCCGAAGACGATGCGGCGAAAACGGCTGAAGAAGTGAAAGCAAAATTCGACAAATTCAAAAACAAAAATAAAAAGTAAAAAAATTCACAAAAAATAAAACACTAAAAAAATAAATAAAAATGTCAATTATAAATAATTTACCAGCAGTTACGCCAGACGTCGTAAAAGAAATGTCGAAGACATTATTCGAAGGTTTCTATCAACGTCCAGACATCAACACATATTTAAACATTGTAAGCGGAATAAAATCCGACGCGCAACTTATCGCGTTCAAACGATACGCTGGTTTATCTGGAAAAATTCGCTCGAATTGCGACACAACAGCAAACGAAAGCGTGACGATTGAAACGATCGAAAAAACTTGGTCGCCAAAATTAATCGGTGACAGATTCGCAGAATGTTTTCAAGACTTCGACGCTTCTTTTACGGCTTGGATGCTGAAAGAAGGGAACGAAAAACCCGATACAAGCGGAACTGAAATCGGTATGTTCTTGACAGAACAACTTCAAGATATGTTGCATGAAGTTATTTTGCGCTTATCGTTTTTCGGAAACACAGCAATCGTCGCTGGAACTAGCAACAACATCGCGGCTGGCGAAGTTGCTTACTTCAGCGCGTTAAACGGATTTTTCACACAATTGTTCGCAATTGTTGCGGCTGACGCAAATCGTTTGACTGTTAACACGACATTGCAAACGCGCAACGCGGCGGCGACTTGGGCGCTTCAAAGGTTTACGAATGCAGACACGACAAATCAAATCGTGACAAGCGCTTTAGATCATGGCTGGTATGGTGCTGACATGAGATTGCGCGCAATGAATCGCAACGAATTAGTTTGGTTGACGACACAATCGATCAGCGATCAATATGAGCAAGAAAGAAAAAGCGTCGGTTCTATTGACGCCGCATATTTCAGAACTGAAGACGGAATAATGAAAATGTATTCAAACGGAATCGAAGTCGTTCCGATGTCTTTCTGGGATCGTACAATCCGAACGTATTTCGGCGACGATGCAACGCCAGTCACGGCAGTTTTACCACATCGCGCAATATTAGTTCCGCGTAAAAATTTAATGATCGGAACTGAATCAAGCGGCGAAATCGGAGGTCTTGACGTATGGTATTCTAAGGACGACGCGAAAGTTTACGCAGATTACAACGTAAAACTTGACGCGAAAATCGGTCTTGACACATTAATTCAAGCGGTTTATTAATCGTTGAAAGAAGGCGAAATCTAACTACTAAAAAAAAGAAAAAACGAAATGAAAAACTTCTTATCAAATAAAAATATTCGACGCGCGCGATTAGTCTTGACATTTATGTTCTCGTTATTGCTGACGCTAACAATCACGACAGTTGTCGCGAATCAAGGCGAAACGGTCAATTATGGAAACAAGTCTGGAATTGAATACGCTTCAGAATTTAGCGCGATCGTTTTGGCTTTTGTCATGACAATCAACGTCGCTTCAAGATTCAAATTCAGCGAACGAAGATTCTTCGAATCAAGTTCAATGTTTACGTCTTGTATTGCTATCGACGCCGATATCACAGCCGACTGTCCCATCACATTAACAAGCGGCGTGAATGCAAATTTTTACATTGCAAACAAGGACGACATTTTATCAATAACCGTCAGCGGCGCGTCGGCTCACTTGGTGACTGATATAGTCATGAAGACTACAAAAAAATTCTTTTCCGTCGGCGGTCAACTTCAATCAACAGAACCGAAGGTCACAATGGTCGCTGGTAAATATGTAAATCAATACGAACACGAATTGAACTTTTTGATTTTCAAAATTGACGCGGCGTCGCGAAATCAACTTGCGAAAATGAAAGACGGAAATCTTGTTTGTATCGTTGAAAACAATTCGACTGGAACGGCTGGAGATACGAAGTGGGAACTTTACGGTTCTGGTACTGGTTTGAAAGGCGCGCTTCAAGAAAGAACGCCGAACGACGCTGAAAATCTAGGCGCGTTTTCAGTAGGATTGAAAACGGCTGAATACGCTAGAGAATCGAAGTTGCCTATGTTAATTTATGACACAGACGCGGCGACAACTGAAGCGCTTATCGCGACGCTATTAATCGCAGCGCCTTAATGTCGGAAGTTTTATAAAAAATAAAGCGTTAAAAAAAAATAGAAAGCCGACAAATATTTTGTCGGCTTTCTTTGTATATTCGCAAAGATGAAAAGCGAAAGACTTGAACGTTTTCTGACAACAGCAAAGACGCAGACGATAATCGTTGACAGTAAAACTAGAAAAGAATTTCTTGATTTATATTTGCAGACTATCGGAAAAAATTTTGACGGCTGCGTCGGTTGTTCTGGTAACGTAAGTAAAGCGCTTCAAGAATTAAAAAAAGAAAATGCAAAAACTGAAAACATAATGACGAAAGAAAAAAAATATTCGCTGAAAAGCGGCGCGCAAATTTATTTCCGATCAATAAATTCAGTCGTCACAGAACAAAACTTGACAGACGAAGTCGCGCGACTAATGCTTCGCGGCGCTTCTAAATTGATAAATCAATTTGAAACTTTTCCTTCTGACTGGAAAGAAGACATCGAAATAAAAACTAGAACTGTCGCGACAAAAATCAAAGAAGAAGAAAAGCCGACAGACTTGATCGAAAAAGAAAAAGAAGAAATCGAAAAAACTGTTTCGACAGAAGTCAAAAAAACTTCAAAGACGAATGAAATTTTTGCGAAAGCAAAAAAAGGTAACAAAACAAAAAATAAATTTTAAAAAATGGGCGCTTCTGTTGTTGTTCCTTCGCAATTAAAAAAGCGAATTACTTATTCCGAAAATAAGCGGCTGAAGATCGAACCGTATGACGCCGACAATATGTATCCGCAACGGTATCG